CGGCGTCGAGCAGGTCCGTTCGGTGGCAAACCGTGTTATCAACGTCCGCTTCGGTGGTGACACCAAGTAAGGAACTCCATGAATCAGGCACAATTTCAGAAGGCGGCTGGGCTAAGCGCCGGGTTAGCTGCGCGCTGGTATCCCCATATCGACGCGGCAATGAAAGAATTCGGCATCACCGCAGTTAACGATCGGGCCATGTTCATCGCGCAGCTGGGCCACGAATCTGCAGGCTTTACCTCGCTGGTGGAGAACTTCAACTACTCGGCCGACGGCCTGAAGAAAACCTTTGGCAAGCGCCTGACGTCGTACCAGTGCGAGATGCTGGGCCGCGTTGATGGTCAGCAGACCGCCCGCCAGCTTCAAATCGCCAACCTGGTATACGGCGGACGCATGGGTAACATCGCTGAGGGCGACGGCTGGAAATATCGTGGCCGTGGCCTGCTACAGATCACCGGGCGTGAGAACTACACCAAATGCGGCACTGCTTTGAAGCTGGATCTGGTGAGCACGCCCGAGTTGCTGGAGCAGGAGCAACACGCTGCCCGGTCGGCTGCCTGGTTCTTCGCATTACGCGGTTGCCTGCTTTACTCCGGCGACATCGTGCGAGTCACGCAGATTATCAACGGCGGTCAGAATGGACTGGCTGATCGTAAGGTGCGCTACAGTCGGGCGCAGGCGGCGCTGGCATGACGTTTAACTTGAAAACAATGGGCATTGGCCTGTTACTGGTTACGCTGCTTGTGATGAGCAGGCTGGTTAGTTATTACCACGCCGAGTTTCAGAAAGAAGAACGACGCGCTGATGCTGCTGAGCAGAACCTGCGGCTGGCGAACGCCACCATCACCGACATGGAAACCCGTCAACGTGATGCCGCTGCGCTGGATGCCAAATACACCGGAGAACTTGCTGATGCGAAAGAAACCATTGAGCGTTTGCATAGCGATGTCATTGCTGGCCGTAAGCGGCTGCAGCTCAACGCAAACTGTTCAGCTAACGGAACGACCAGCTC